AGCCTGAGTCATTCCAGCTGATGGATCTGTTTGCTTCATGTATGGTGCCTTGATTGAGTAAGCAGCACCCTTACGTTCTCCACCTGGAGCAGCAGCTTCGTTTACACGATTAGCTTTTGTGCCTGCGCCGTATGGATCTCCAGCTACTGTATTCTTCTTAGGAATAAGCGTGCCGGCTTCTGGTGATGCTGATGGTGAAGTAAACTTGCGTCCTTCACTGCCCATTGTCTTGCGACCTTGGGTATTTCCTGCGGCTACCGCAGCGTCTAATTCTGACTTTGCCATTATGGTACCTATCTGTTAGAGAGCTCTATGTTAATTGACCGAGATAGTAAAGACAATTGCGGAAATAGATCCGTCTCTTGACTCCACGGTTGTAAAACCTGGGCGACAAGTTAAGTCTAGTCCTCTAGGGGCTACGTATCCTCTAGCGATGGCTATTGCTTTTACTGCTTGGTTTACTGCTGAGGCTCCTACTGCACGTAGCTTGATCTGTGGAGATTCATATAGCGCATGTGCGATAGCTGAGCCAACGGATTGTGCATTAGATCCGGCGCTTACACGCAGGAACTTTTCTTCTGTATCTTTTTCATTCACGAGTTGTAGTCCTTAAGGTATATGCCCACCTAGGGAAACTATACCTTAAGCTGTCTCTACAGGGTCTCCATAACCCGCAGCTCTTAAAAGATTTACAAAATCTTCTAGTCTGAGGATGGTCACCCATTCCCCTATAGAAGCCTCTCCCTGCCCGTTTAAGCGCAGTACAGCAACAGGTAGATCTTTCCCATTAGATCGATCTTTAAGTTGTTTAATAACCGTGCTAGGGCTGAAATCCTTGCGTGCTTTTACTTCCCAGTCAATACCCACAGTGCCGGTAACATCAGTTCCAGGCCTACCAGCACCAGTGGATTCCGCAAACGGAAACCCATGCTCAGCAAGATACTCTGCAACAACTTTTTGTGACCTGTAACCACGATGCTTCCTACTCTGACTTGGCATAACCGGACATCCTTGTTTTAATTAATACTTCTAAATCATCTACGGTGGTGTTATTAACAAAGATCTGGTCTACTGGGTAACCATCCAGTTGAGTTTCAGAAACATGTCCATTGACAGCCTCTACACCAAGCCGTTTAATGCGCCAAATTTGACCACCTCTACCTTTAATAGCGTCAGCCTCATTGGTAAACCTAACATCGGTAATAACTATATTATCTTTATAGCCCCACCATTCGTGTCCTAATTGACCTACTACTTGGTCTACCCAAAAATTTTCACCAAATACTTTACGAGCAGCAACACCTGAGGTTTGAAGTAGTCTCCTGATATGAGGGGACTTTTTGGCTTCTTCCCAACCATCACGATCCACCTTAGCTTTTACAAATAAAGGCTCACCTACTATAGAGTCGTACATAGGATTAGATTCATATAGATAGTCACGGATTTTATCAGCAAAAGCAAGACGAGTAAACCCGTACCGTTCTACTAAGATGTTGGCAACAGTGTCTTTACCGGATTGTGCATAACCTGTTAGTCCGATGATCATGTATTGAACCTCCGCGTTCTAGCTCTCATTCCCCCACCATCTGAAGTACGACGTGTAAGCTCACGAGATACAAGTTGTGAGTCTCTCTCAACATTGAGAGTTCTAGTCTCAATCAATTTACGAAAAGCATACTTAATATCTGCCTCATGCTGAAGCTCTTGGATGTCTGAACTATCTGCAATCTGCGCTTTTATAAGTGCAACACGATCACCCTTAGCTCCAGTCCAATGCTTGAGCATTGCCTTAGCCTCTGCGTTCTCTAGGTTGCGCTGTGCTTCACGCTCATTGATAATAGCAATAGCCTGAGCACCGGCAAGGTGATCATTCCATTGTGTGAACTGAACAAACAGATCCATAAGACCTTCGTCGTCTAGTTCAGTAATATCACGAGGCAACATAGGAATGTCTACCTCTGGCTTGGGTGTTAATGAGAACCCAAGTTCATTTACTGCTGCAAGAACATCTCTACTAATACTCACTTTGCCTCCTGAAATGGTGCACAACGCTTACACCCTGTAGCAGGATCAATACTGCACATAGGTGGTCGCTTATTATCTGCTGCCCATGCTATATCTAAAGCCTTATCAAAGATCTCTTTGGTAAACTCTGGGTTGTAAGCTACGACAAATTCTTTGTAATCTTGGTTGGCTTTAAGTTCATAGATAAATACAATCTCTTTTGGCGCTACTTCTAATAGACCTTCTTCAACCATTAAGTGGCATAGGTGCAGGTATACCTGACCTTGAAGTTGGTGCATACGGAAAGGAGTCTTAACTTGTTTCCAAGCTTGCTCTATATCTCCATTAGCTTGCTGAAGAATTGCTGGTGCTTCAAAGCGTAGAGTTCCTGAACCAATAGACTTAATTTCAATAAGGCAATCATCGCCTAGGCCTTTAATCCAACCATCGGCGTGGCCACGCATCATGTGCTTGTCACTACGTAGTGGTACTTCTCTATACTGAACACTCTTATGTATGTCTTTAGAGACAGCCCAAGAAGTGCCGGTAGAGTCTTCCCACATACCGTAAAGAACACCCATTTCTTTAAACCAGTCTTGCCACTTAGCATGGATGATATGGCCTTCTGCAAAAATAGATGCGAGGCGGGCTGTGGTTTTATCACGTGTCTCTGTATAGTTACCAGTAACAGCGTGGTACTGTGCTAATGCACACCAGTCTTCTTTAATAATATCCGAAGGATGAATGTAACTCATGTCACGATTATCAAACGGCTTAGATAAGACGTGACGTTCTAATGCACCCATTAAACGAGTTTCTCTCTTACTCGTACTAAGGAATGCTTTTAAATCTTTGCTGGCGATAGTCTTAGGTTTTGCCATACTTTCTGCCCTCTTTCTCCAACCACTCAATAAGAGTGAGCCCCTGTTTCTCATACTTGCGCTGAGCTGCATTGCGTTCTCTGTGAGACATGCCACCAAAGATTCCGTGTAGCTCATTATTCATTATAGCCTCCTTTAGACACTCTTGTCTAACCGGGCATTCTGGCTTACCATCTGTACCCCAACAGATAGATTTAGCCTTGTCAGCTATAGGCTTATATAAAGCTTTGTCTCGCGGTGGAAAAAATATTTCTGTATCTTCTCCACGACACTTTGCTTGATATCGCCAAGTCCAGCTGGGGTCATCGCTGTAACGCACTAGTCACCTCTTATAGAATTGCGTAATTCAAAAAAATCCTCCTCTAAAAGAACGACGTAATTCTCACCATCAAGGTGAAGCCCTAGAACCGGAGTACGGCTATCTAGTATTGCTTCCTTTGTAATCTTTTGAAGTACCTCTGACTTAATAGTCACTGACTTCTTACCAGTCCACTTGTGCTCAATAAGAAGATCGTCACTTCTGACGTCTCCTTTACGAGACCAAAATGCACCAGAGGCGGCACTGCGCTTACCACCTGCTATTTTTTCTAAACGTTTTTCATGCTTTAAAGATTGTTTCTGGCCTTCACTCTTCATCGTTTGCTTCGACCATTAGAACTGGATTTGATTTTAACGTGTCCATTACAGCACGACTAATTTCATCTCTCAATACTACCTCTTCTCGTAAGGAATCAATTAGTGCTTGAGCACCTTGCCACTTACGTTCACCGTAGTACATCCAACCACCACGACGATCTACAATACCATTAAGAATAGATAATGCCACAATCTCTTTGCCGGTGTCAAATCCACCTGCATCAATTGCTCCACCATCTGCAAAGTAGAAGTCTAGATATGCCGTTTGCTGCGGTGGGAAGGTCTTGTTCTTAATGGTTCTAACGCGGATAGTCTGTCCAACGCGACGCTTATCCTGTCCAGTCCCAATTTCAAGCCAGTCATCACGTTTAACTTCTGCTCGGATACTATAGGCATAGTCTTTTCCAAGACCACCTGGCGTGGTACGAGGATCTCCATGCATAACTCCAATTTTCATACGATACTGATTAATCATAATTCCTAGTACTGGGCGCTCTGCCTCTACTAGGTCACGCTTTGTAGCTGATGCTACTTTTCTGAAGAACTTGTTCGTGATGAGGGCT